ATACCAATTGTGGCAAGGGGTGTTAGAACGATGCTTTAGTGCAAAGTACCAAACACACTACCAAACCTATAAAGGTTGTAATGTTTCTGATAACTTCTTAAACTACAGCTACTTCTATGATTGGTGTCATAAACAAATAGGGTTTGGTAAGGTTGATGAAAAAGGGCGTAGTTGGTGTTTGGATAAGGATTTGTTATTTGTTGATAACAAAACATATTCCGAAACAGCTTGTGTTTTCTTGCCACAAGAGATAAACTCGTTTTTCGTTGACAGAGGAAACGACAGAGGTGATTGTCCTGTTGGCGTTCATTTTCATAAAGCGAGTGGTAGGTACGAGGCACGTTGCGCTGTAAACGGTAAACAACAACATTTAGGTTTGTTTAACACACCACAAGAAGCCTTCAATGCTTACAAACCATTTAAAGAAGCTCTTTGCAAACAACTCGCTTTAAAATGGCAACACGAAATAGACCCACGATTGTTTAATGCAATGATGAAATGGCAAGTAAACGAAGGCATTTAATTTGGAGAGCCGCACAATGGCGTTAGATTTGATAAACTCAGCAATAGACCGTGTGCGCCTTCGTTTAGGTGATACTACCTGTCCGTATATCCTAGACGACCAAACAATAGAGTATTACATTACAAAAAATAGTAATAACGAGAATAGGACATATAGGGAACTTCTCACTGTTGTCTTATTCTCTTTGTCTCGTCTCACAAGGGAACGTGCTGGGGATTTAGAGATTTTCGGAAGCGAACACTTCCGTCAATACTATGATGCTGTTAAGCTCGCACTATCTAACCCCGATTTGAATTACATCGTTGCTGTCCCTTATGCTGGTGGTATAAGCCGCCATGACATGGCAACAAACCAACAAGATACAGATAGTGTTGATAAACCTTTCTACATGGGTTTTACAGATGAAACACCTAGCTACCTAAACAAGACTGTATTTGTACCCTCTGAAAGTGAGATGTAGTCATGGCAAGAGGTGGAAGACGAACAGGTAGCAAGAACAACAAACTAGACATCAAACTTGATTTAGAACCACTAGACTTCTTGCAAAAGCGTTTATCTGATGTAGATGCTAAAGAGATAAGATGGGGCTACTTTGACAAAATATACACAGCACAAAAGCCAAATGATAGAAGAACTGGGCTACCTGTTGCGGTTATAGCTCTTTGGCATGAATACCTCCAAGCAGCAGGTGAGGGCGGTTATCCTAAACGACCTTTCTTTAGTCAAGCTATTCCTGATTTCCAAGTAGTTGGTAAGAATATAGCACCGTTTATCTTTGGTCAAGAATTGCTTGGTAGGATAAAGAACACACAAGGTGGCATAGAAAACGCTTTCCAACATCGTTTAAGTACCATTGCTAAACGGATGTGTGCTTTGGTTGTTGCATCTATTGATAAAGGTAATTTTGCTCCATTGAAACCAAAAACAATCGCTAAGAAAGTTAAGAACGGCTATCCACCTGACATTTTAATTGAAACAGGTCAGTTACGCAACAGTTTACAGTGGATGATTGTGAGCAAAAAAGCGTATGGTACAAACAGAAAAGTGATTGGTAACGTATCTGACGAAACAGTTAAAATCGTATTAAAACAAGACTTCAACGGAGAATAAAATGCTAACACCACGTTTTCTATCCGTTGGTAGCGTGTGTCTTACTGTAAAACGTAAAACAGCAGGAAGCTATGTCAATAGTAGATGGCAAGAAGGCACAGAAACAACAATTAAGATTAAAGCCAATGTACAACCAAACCTATCAGGTAGAGATGTAAGAACACTACCCGAAGGCGATAGAAGTAAAAAGACAATCAAGTTATATACAACATCTGATATGAATGTGGCAGAGCAAGGTGAATTACTTGAGGGTGATAAAGTGTTGTGGAAAGGTGAGTGGTATGAAGTGAGAGCTACATTCCCTTACGAGATGGGTGTTCTTAATCATACAAAAGCTATTTGTGTTAGAGAGGAGACAACATGACAGATGTTCTCAATTCATCTTACACAAGCATAGAAGATAGTATCTCTACAGCAGTTAATTCTTTAGGGTTAGGTATAACAACGATATGGCATAACAACAATGGTGTAGAGCCTGATACATCGTATTTAGCGATGGTTGTTGTATCAGATACAGCAATGTCTAGTCCGTACGAAAGTGTGCTTGTCAATGGCACAACAAGAGAAGTGACACTAACAGCACAATATGAGGCTGTTGTTAGATTTCAATTCATTGGTAAGAATAAACAAAATGGTGGTAGTAATATCAATGCTGCCAACATTGCCAAAACATTTGAAACAAAGATGCGTTTTGCAGGAACACGTTTAAAGTTTGCTGATAACGGATTATCTGTTGTTCGAGTAGGCTCTTTAAAACAAATCCCTGTCATGCGTGACAATGCTATTTATACAAACACATCTATTGATGTTGTGTTTGGTTATGAGCATATCACCAAAGATGTGTACAACACTATTGATGAAGTAGAAGTGATGGGTACATATCAATTCACTTATGTTCCTGCTTTCTCTCATGGGTACGGAAACAATTATGGCTATTCATACGGAATGGTCACAACAACAGCAACAATAGAGGACTACAATGTTTCTCTTACTCTGCCATAAATAATAAATAGGAGTCAACATGACAACAATTAATGATATTGTTAATGTCAGTATCACACGAGAAACACGCTCTATTCAACGTGCTTCTTTCGCAATCCCTTGTTTCATTGCATCTCATGTTCAATTTAGTGAACGTGCTAAAGAATACAACAGCATTGATGAAGTGACAGCAGATGGGTTTGCTACTACATCTAATGTGTACAAAGCAGCATCTAAATACTTTAGTCAAGAAGTGGCTGTTGATAAGATTATCATTGGTCGTAGACAAGTACAAGTCGCTACATTAACACCAACAGTAGCTAACAATGCTGTTTACAGCTTTAAATTAAATGGTACACTCATCACTTATACCTCTGATAGTTCTGCTACTGCTGCCGAGATTGTAACAGGTTTACAAGCAGCTATTACAACAGCAGGTATTACTGACCCTATTGATAGTGGAACAACCACATTGATTTTGACATTAGGTGCTGCTGACGGATTTACTGTTACAGACTTAACATCTAACTTATCAATGGTGTTAGATACCTCTACAGAAGCATGGGGTGATACTATTGATGCTGTTCGCAATGAAAACAACGAATGGTATTGTGTAAGTATTGACAGTCGTTTAGAAGCTGACTTCCTCACTGTTGCTGCTTATGTTGAAGCTATTAAAGCTACATCACCTAAATTGTTTGTGTTCTCTAGCTCTGCTTCTGCCGTTAAGACATCTTCTACAAGTGACATCTTTAGTCAGATGAAAGCATTGAATTATGAGCATACCGCTTATATTTGGAAAGGTGATGCTGCTAACTATCCTGAGTGTGCTTTAGTAGGTCGTTTTGCACCTGAACAAGCTGGTAGCAACATTTGGGAACAGAAAACCCTTATCGGCACTACTGTTGACAATTTAACAAGTGGCGAAGCTAACTACATCTTAGGTAAGAATGGTTCTACTTACGAGCGTGTTGGTGGTTTTGATGTTGTTGTTGGTGGTAAAGTGGCTTTTGGTGAGTGGACAGATGTGATTGTGTTCGTGGACTATTTAAAAGCTCGTTTACAAGAAAACACATGGTTCTTATTAGTAAACACTCGTAAGGTTGGTTACACCGCAGCAGGTGCGGCATCTATTGAAGCTGCTGTACGGCAAACATTAGCTGAGGGTATTCAAGTAGGCGGTTTAGCCTCTGACCCTGAACCTGTTGTAACAGTACCTAATGTATTATCTTTAAGCTCTGCTCAACGTGCTTCTCGTGTATTACCTAATGTTACATTCACTGCTCGTTTAGCTGGTGCTATTCGTGCTATTAACATTTCTGGTACAGTGTACGCTTAATAAGGAGATAAATTATGTCTAGCAATCGTACTACTACATTATCTCCTCAAGATACTGTTATCGTCATCACTCACAAAGCATCAGGTATGGTGCATACATTAGGTGGGTACATGGATGGTACACATATCACTATTGAGATGAACGCTGATAAAACCTATAACAAACACGTTGGCGTGGACAACGTTCACTCTCGTATTTATAACTCTGATACCTCTGCCTCTATTACAGCTTCTTTAGCACAAACATCGGCATCTAATGATGTTCTTTCTTGGTTATACAAGTATGATGTTGCTAGTCGCAATGGTGACGGTTTGTTCTCTATGCTAATCCGTGACGGTTCAGGTCGTAGTTTCTACTACACTGATGAAGCATGGATTAGTGACTTACCTGATAGCACATTCGGTAATGACATGAATGGTCGTGACTGGATGTTTGATACAAGCCGTATGGGTGTGTTGTTAGGTGGTAATGGTAAAATTAGTCCAGAAGATATAGCTGCTATTGAAGCATTGGGTGGTAACGTACCTGCTGAATGGCGCGTATAAGATTAGGAGATTCCTGTGAGTGTTTATACTTATTCACCATCTGACATAAGCGTTACGCTTGCAGGTAGAAAACTCTATGGTTTTGCTGAGGGACAGGTAGTTTCAATCAAACGTGAAACACCTGTCTTTACACATAGACGTAGTATGGATGGCAATGTTGTTGTCTCTGTTAATAGACATAGCACTTATACAGTGACAGTGACATTGGCACAAACATCTCCTGTTAATCAATTCTTACACCAAGTACAGAAGTTACAAAAGAATAGCGTGTCTTTGCTAAACAACAAAAGTCCTTTTAGTGGACTAGGTAGTTTAGCAAAGATTAAAGCTGTATCGTCAGGTCTTATTGCTAAGTTGCCTCTTATTATCAAATCTGATAAGAGTATATTCTTTTCTACTAAAGTGTGGTTAGATGAAGAACCAGAAGTCACATACTCAAAAGGAATTGAAAACAGAGTATGGACAATCAAGTGTTTTGATGCTTCTCACACTATTGCTGGCGTAGATGATGACAACGATTTCTTAGAAGCGTTAGCTGCTATCCAAATATTGTCAGAAGGGACGTCTATTATTGAGGGGTTATTTTAATGTCATTAACATTCTATGACCCATCTGAAAATACATTATCCGTAGCAGGTGTTACGTTAGGTGGGATTACAAGAATCTCTTTAAGACGTGGTAATGTTACAACAAAGAAAGTAGATGGTATTCACGAAGTATATTCTGCTCGTGTAAAAATGAATCGTAAACCTTTCTTGCTATCTATTACAATGTTACAAACATCACCATCTCTTGTTTATTTAGAGCAATTATTGGCTAGAACAGAGAGAAATCCTGACTCATTCTTTAGTGTTATGCTAACAGGCAACGGTGGTACTGTACACATTAACAGCACAGGCTATATAGAAACTGGTGCTGATTGTGATTTGGAAGAAGCTCTAGGCGAAAGGACATGGACAATCTGTGTTAATCCTTATGTCTTTGGTGGATTGATAGATTTGCTCGTATAAGCAAGCTAGGGTAGTTTGGGAAAGCTACCCATTTATTTATTACTTTGAGAATGATTGTATTCTCTATCATTTTAGGCGTATCAAAAATGTTCAAGCAAAAAGAAGTCTTAATTGGCTCTACCCAATATACTATTAATACATTATCTGCAACAAAAGCACTGTCTCTACAACCAAAGGTTATGAAACTTATTGGTCGTAGTGTTATTGAATTTATGAGTGTTGGTGATGTTGCTAAAGCAGATTCCACAGAAATCACTCCTGACATCGAAGCTAACGTGTTATCACGAATTGCTGAGGTGTTCTTAGAAGATATGGAGAAAGTGGACATTGCTTCATTATCTAAAGAATTAATTGAATCTTGTGTGTTTAAGAATGGATTGAGTGTAAACTTTGACAATGAGTTTACAGGTAATTTAGCTACATTATATCGTTTGTTATTTGAAGTGATTAAGTTTAACTTCTTAGATGTTTTTCTAAACCTCGCTTCCGACAAAAAGTAAGACAAACGGAAACGAGTGATGAAAGACTATCCTCTCGTCTTACAAAACAGATAAACGAACAGTTTAGTATCCACCCTGAAATATATAGGGTGATTACAAGCCAAGAGCCTAGATTAGCTACATTGCATGAATTGCAAACAGTGTATTCGTTAGAGGATTTATACGACTTCTTAGAAATCTTAGAAGTGAGGGACGCTATCCTTGCAGAAGATAAAGCTCGCAGAGATAAAGAGAAATAAGGGGCTATAAATGTCACAACAGATTGCTAGTCTTTATGCTAGTCTAGGTTTTAATGTTGACCAATCAGGGTTGACAGCTTTTAGAACAGAGATGCAAACTCTAAAGAAAGAGTTTACAGAGGTTCTGAAAGATACTGCTAATATGAACAGACGATTGAAAACTCTTGCTGGTCGCTTAGGACAATTCAACAACCTGTTTAACCCTCAAAACATTACAGATTGGCGTAAGCGTTTAGTAACAGCTATCAGACATTACAGCAGTGTTATGTACGCAACAAGACAACAAATGGTGACATTTGGTCAATATGTGTTTGACTCAGAACGTAAACTCCATTGGTTTGAGAATCGTTTAAAGAGCAACATTAACACATTAGACACTTATCGTCAACACTTAGAACCTGTTGTGTTACTTCTTGAGAGATTGAGAGGTGCAGCAGGCAGCCCATTACCAAGACCTAGTGGTGGGTATGGTGGTGGAGGTAGCGGACAAGGCACTAGACACCATACAGGACAAGGTGGTACAAGTGTAGGTGGTGGGTTGCTACAAGCAATGGGTGTAGGTGCTTTCTTACGTCCAATGTTACCTACTGGTATGGGCATCGGTGGTATGCTCGGTGCAGGATATGGTTTTAGAGAGTTAGTCCAAGCTGGTCGTGAGATGCAAGCTATGGAGATGAAACTTCAAGCTGTGTCTGAAAACGCTGCTGTATTCAACAGTAACCTAGAGTTTGTTAAGAAAACATCTCACGATTTAGCTTTAAACGTATCAGAGTTTGGTGCTTCTTACGCTTCGATATTCCAATCTGCTAAACGAACAGCAGGTGTAGAGCAAATCCAACAAATGTCTGAGGGTATGAACAAATACTTCCGTACCTTGCAGATGACACCAGAACAGATTAAAGGCTCTTTGAGGGCTGTTAGTCAGATGTTCAATAAAGAGGCTGTGCAAGCAGAAGAATTGCGTGGTCAGTTAGCTGAACGTGCGGCAGGTGTGTTTGAGATATTTGCTAAAGCAGCAGGGACAGATGTCAAAGGCTTACAAGACCTTATGAAAGAAGGTAAAGTAGGCTCTGATATTGTTCTTAAAGCAGGTGTGATGATGGGAGAGTGGGCTGATAAACAAGGCACTCTTTCTGTAGCATTACAACAATCAGCAGCTAAACAAGAGCAATTCAATAACAAACTCAAAGAGATGTCTTTGTTGATATTGAAAAGCGGTTTAGACCAAGCACTTGCTGCTTTGTTTGGTGTATTAACACCATTGGTTGAGATTGTAGGTACAGGGTTAGCTTTCGTCTTTAAGATGTTAAAAGGTATTTACAAAACATTCAAAATCTTTACAGATTTTGCAGCAGAGAATCAACTATACACTGCTATCATGTTAGTTGGGTTAGCTGTTTCAGGGTTATTGTTGGCTTTTGGTAGATTAGCTGCTGTAAACACCATCGTGTTTTTTCAAATGATTGCTAACACAATAAGGTTGAATGCTTTGTTGTGGATTACACGTTTGCGAGTGCTTGGTATTATTGGTGTTTTCACTTACCTGTTGACACAACTTGATGACTTCTTTGTTCACGGTAAAGAAGATAACATCTTTATGACGTGGTACTATACAGTACAAATGCTAGCTAGCGAATTGGATTTGATGTTTGCTAGACTCAAGTATAATATGTTTATGTTTAAAGAGAACCCTTTTGATTATACAAAGAGTTTTTTCTATGATAAACGGGATGACAGTCAATACAGTCTCCCTGAGAAAATTCTTCGTTTTTTCCCTAATCTAGTAGTAGATGCTACAAAACCGATTAGGGATTGGAGGGAGGGTTTGTTCACTGACACACCAGCACAAGCTGTGCAACAAAACACACCAACACCTGTTAATCAAAACATTACCGTTAACATTGACGCATCTAAGACTTCACCACAAGTACAATCTAGTATCGTAAACGGTAACATGGATTCGTTTAGTAAGATGGTTGGCACTGAGGTAAATAATCAAATGAGACTTTCACCTCACAGATAAGGAAATAAGATGATAATAGTGCTACAAGAACAATCAAGCAGTGATACGATTGTTTTCAGCAGTGTTACTAGCTTTGACGAAAGCTATAGTGGCACTGTTACATCACACCCTGTTGAAGATAGTACAACAATCACTGACCACTTTATCACAGATAACGACAAGTTTAAGATAAGTGGTGTTGTTAGTGATTTTGACTTTCTCAATCCACTAAATCAAATAGCTTTTGGTGTTGAAGGGTACGAAGACAATTCTGTTGCTAACCAATCTTTGATTAGATTCAAGAATGGCGAATTAACAAACGGAACAGGTGTTATCCCCTCTAACAAAACACAAAACGCCATTAAGAACAGACTGATTCAAATACACAAACTTGGTCAGTTTGTCACTGTGCTAATGTATCAAACACCGTTAGATGCTTCAACACCTGCTTTAATTGCTTCTAAGTTTAATTGCATTATCACAAACATCTCTTTTAAAGAAGATGCTGAAAGTGGTTATGCTGTTTATCCTGAAATCTCTTTAGAGCGTGTTAAACTTGTTAAGGTGAGTACGGAGTCTATTGCCAAAGGCAAGATACCGTCTATCCGAACACTCAAAGATGCTGTTTCTGCCAAGATTGCTAAAGGTGTTGCAGATAGGTGTGCTGACCAAACAATAACAGATGAGAATGGTAACTCTACTGTTAACAAACCTGTTGTAGATAAAGGAACAACTGTTCAACTTTGTAAACCAACAGATGAAGATAAGACAGCTTTACGCAATCTAACTTATTTTGAACAACGTAATGTTTATTTGCGAAATGTTACGGATTTGAATGCTGAGATGGCAGGTATCTATAAGTCTTTGACAAGAGTGTTACCACAAGCAACAAGAACGACATTAGAAAATGAATTGTCACGTCTTGAACAGATTAAGGTTTATATTACAACAGATAGGGAGTAATAAGGTATGAGTATTCTATCATATAACAAAATCATAGATTTATTCAATGACCCTTATTACTCTGTGTCTTTACAACTTGATGGTAATTCTTACGAGATGTCTTTCTTGTGGAATGAGAGAACAAAGAGATTTCACGCTACGCTGACAAAACAGAACGGTGTTGAAATCTTTACAGGAATACAAGTGAATATGCTAACAGATTTTCCTGCTGTATCCACAGCTAAGGAGAATGGTTTGACAGGCTCTTTTATTCTTTGCCCATTAGACCCTGCTTTTGTAGAATCAGATGAGACATACAGAAGTTGGGCTGACTACTTTGTTTTAATGTATAAGATTCGTGTTCCAAAATAACAGGTGATGTATGTACCAATACAACAGAGGGTATCAACTTACAATCAATGACCGTGAGACTGGTACACTTTATACTTTAGATGGTAGTATTGGTGATGACGGATTGCGTGTTAAGTTTGAGATACAAAAGAACGTGGATAACAGAGCAGCTACTAACACAGCTTCTCTTAAAGTGTATAACCTTTCACAAGATACATTGAGCAAACTATCACAAAAAGAGTTAGCTTGTCAAGTGGTGTTGAAAGTAGGATACAATGGCAATCTTGTTGAAATCTTAGTAGGTGATGTATTACAGATACAAACCAATCAAGACGGTAGTGAGTTAGAAACAGAGTTTGTTATCTACGAAGGATTTGCTGCTCTTAATGCCGCAAAGATTAGTAAGACATATCCTGAAAACTCAAAAATACAAGATGTTATTGCTGATTTAGCTGATAACAATGACATACCAATTAAGAGTATCTCTGGTGACAATAGTCTAAAAACACTAGCTTATGGATTCCCTGCTTTTGGTACATTCAAACAAATCTTAGACGAGATGTGTTACGCTAATGACCTTGAGTGGGACATTGGTAATGGTCAACTCACTGTTAAAGATAAACGTGGTAGAACACCTGATGCTACATCGGAAACAGCAGTCATCTTAAACAAAGAGAGTGGTTTGATTGATATTCCTCAGCTTAACTATGAAAAGGTTAGTACATCAGTGGATGTTCCTTTGCAAAGTAATGAAGAAAGACTAACACCGTTAGAAAAAGTAAACAAGAAAGGTAATGTTGTTAAAGCTAAAACACTTAAAAAGATTCGTTTTAATGTTGAGTGTAAGGCTTTATTAAACCCTAATTGCAAA